TGCTCAACCAAGTAGTCGACAAGTCCAGCAAACTCGTCGCCTGCGTCCCGGTCAGGCTTTGGCCGGTCAGGGTTTGGGCAAGGAACGTCGGCGCGTCCGTTTGGCCTAGGCCGATGGCGGATCTGATTCCTGCGTCGTTGTCGGCACGGAGCATCGAATCGACATCGGCTTTTACGGTGTAGTCAGGCATAAAATTATGGGATCAGGTAAAGGGATGAACCGTCGGGCTGGTAAAAGTTGGTACCGTCAGACTGGATGTAGGTGGAGGAGGAAGGCGGGGGCGGAGGACTTCCACCCGCTATCCTATTCACAGCCCCTGATAGAATATCGACAATCACAGCGACCAGAACCGGCTGGATGATGGAAGACTCGGCTGGCATTATGGAGTGACGGTTACCTCAAAATTGACAGAAGTGCTGGCCGTCCCGCCGATCAGCTCACCTTTGATCTTGGTCCCTGGCATGGCGGAAATGGCCCTCGCGGTGGCAGTGTCCCAAGTGGTCAGCGGGGCAAAGACCGTATCAGCGCCGGCCAATGCATAGAAGATGTTAAGCGAGGCCCCAGCAAAGACGCCAGAGCAGGCAATCTTGCCGGGCTTGGCATCAGTCACAGTGACGGTGGCAGTTCGGGAAGCGGTGGTGAGAGTGTCCATGGATTAGGCTTTGCGGCGGGCGGTGATTTGGATGGTGTCAGGTCGCCCCTCCGGCATCGGCAGGGCGGAAAGAATATCGTAGTTGATGCCATCCCGTTGGATGCGGCATCCGGCAGAGAAGCTGGCCAGCGTGGATTGGTAGCGCACCGTGAAGCGGTATTCCTGCACCGGAGTGCGTTCGTTCCCGTTGGTCGTCTCGGTGGCGCTGATGGTTTCGATCTTGGCCCACACCGTCGCAGTGGTCGCCCATGTCTGCGTGGTGCTGCCTTGGTCGTCCACCGCATCAGTGGGCGTCTGCAGCGCGATCCTCGTATCAAAGCGGCCGATGTGCGTAATCATTTCACCGCCCCCTCCCAAGGCACCCGGAAAGAATCGATCAGCCAGTCGAGTGATTTCGGAATCTCCGTCACCGTCGCTCCAGAGATCACCATCTCCCGCCGCTCAAATAGATGGGCCGTCAGCAGCAGAATAGCATGGCGCAGCGGCCCCGGAACATCCGTGGCCAGCGATCCATACCCGCTCCAATAACTCGCCCGCCAGACAGCATCCTGCGGGCTGCGCGGGGTATCGATGTTGCTCGGGTAGGAGGTCAGCCAGAGCAGCGCCGGTTCTCTGGCAGGCTGCTGGGCAGTGTTTGCCCATGCCGTCCAAGTGCCAGCGTCGTTCCGGTATTCCAACAAAAAGGTCTCCGCTGCCATCAGTCTGGCGCGGGGTAGTTCCACAGTCACCCCCTCGGCGAAATCGCCCGCGATGTAGGCAATCCACTTCTGCCGGACAAAAGCCCTCCGGCATTCATTTTCGATCCGATCCCGTGCCGCCGTGATGCAAAGCGCAATCAGCGAATCCTCATCGCTGCCATCCACCCGCAAGTGCTCCTTCGCTTGGGCCAAGGTAATCGGCTCAATCGCAGGTGCAGTCACCAACTGGGAGATGGCAGCAGAAGGAATCATTTTTTCGTAGGCTTGGCTGCTTTGGCAGACTCTTCGATTGGCGCGGCGTAATCCTCAGGAACCACCCGACCGCGGTTTGCCAGCATCAGCTCCACGGCTACGTCATCGGCCACGGTCACCACAGTGCCCTCGGCGATATGCTGACCACCAATCAGGCAGTCAGAGTTGATCAGGAATTTCATAACAAAGAAAGAGAAGCGCCGGGGCGGTGACGTATCCCCGCCCCGGCTTTATCATATGGCACCAACAAAATCAGGCAGTCAGCGCATCGAGCATCGCCGCGAACGATCCAGCCCGGAGCACCGCGTTATCACCAAAGGCGGCCGCAGTGATGCGGACCAGTCCGGTGGTGTCGAGGCTGTAAGGATTGACCTGAACGTCAAGACCACCCCACTGAGCGATAACCAAGTCAGCAAAGTTGCCGAAGATGATCGCAGAGCAAACCCCGGAGGAGCTGCCCTTGGTCAGGGTGGAAGAGACACAGTTGGAGACCCCGGTCACGTAGCCGTTGAGCGGGAGTTCAGGGGTGGTGCGGCTCCAGATTTTCTCGGCATTGGTGCTGGCCTCGATGCTGATCTTCTTCAGGGAGCCGCGCACCTTGGAGTTGGTCAGGTAAGCCAGGTTTCCGGTAGCCGCATCAGCGTTGGCCAGTGCGGTTTCGAGGTCCACGATGTTCGCCCAGGTTGGAGCCAGACCATTAGTGCCACCAGCCACAGAGCCGATGCCGGCCGTGGCCACGATCCCAGTCGGCTGACTGCCAGAGCCAGTGCCGTGGATGACAGCCTTTTCCCAGATGATGGCGATCTCCTGCAGCAGGTTATTGCGAACCCATGCCTCAATGCTCGGATCGGTCTGGAGGAGCAGTTGCTTGGAAAGCTCCACATGGGCAGGGATGCGCTTAGGCGAGAGGGTGATCAGGCTGCTGGTTGGGGTGATCTCGGTGGATGCACCATTCTCAGCGGCAAACGCTGGCTTGGTGCTATCCCGTCCCATTTTCGGGAAGGGAATATTGCCCTGTAAGCCGCTAAGGAACTGAGCGCCCAAGGTGCGGGTGACCATGTTCTCGTAAAACGGATCGACGATCCCGCGCAAAGGCTCACGAGTCAGGGTTTCCAGACCAGTGCCAGTGCCGCCAGCGGTCAGGTCGTTACGGAAACGATTGGCGAACATGGTGGCAAGCACGGCGCGGGGAACATGGCTCCCTTGGCTGGCCAGCTGCACTGCGTCCTTGGCACCCTGCTGCACCATCTCAGCCTCAGCACCGGAGAGCTTGCCGCCAGCCAGCTGACCCACGATCAAGCGGCGGAAGGAAAAGCGCTCCGCGTCAGAGGCATCTTGATTGGAAAGGCCAGAGGCATCAAGGATCACCTTGCGCTTCTCGCTGTCAGGCACGCTATCAAGGTAGGCACCAAGCTGGCTCTGGGTCTCAAGGGCTTTGGCGGTAGCCTTGAGGCCATCCACCATCCCATGGTATTCTTTGACCTTGGCCAGGTCAGACTCGCTCAGGCCATCTTTGGCTCCGGCCAGGATTTTGTCGGCATCAGCGGCCACGGCCTTGATCTTGGCATGGACGGCATCCAGCGGGCTGGCATCCATGGTCAGGAAGGTGAGGGAGAATGCCAAGACTGGCAGGACGATCAACGGTTTTTTATTCATGTTATTAGGTGTTTGTTGTTATCAGTTTGCGGCGTGTGCGGTGACTGTCGGACGGCCCATCTGAGCCACCAGCAGCCGGGCGGCTGCCAGACGCGCCACGGATTGGTTGTCTGGGGTCTCCGGGTCTTTCGGCTCCGGCTTCCCCTTCAAAGTTTCAGATTCGTCAGCGAATCCACGTTCCACGGATTCCGCTGCGGTCATGTAAGTCTCAGCATCCAGCCATCCCTTCAGGTCTTCCGGCGTCTGCCTGGTCCTGGCCTCGTAAGTATCTACGATGAGCTTGTCGATGCTGTCGAGAGTCGCAGCGGTGCTCAGGTGGTCAGCGGCATTCCCCATCGTAATGGTCGAGGCCCGATGAATCATCATCATCGCATTGCCGCCGATCACGATCTCATCTCCAGCCATCGCAATCACCGAAGCAATCGATGCCGCCAGTGCATCAATCCTGACCGTGATCTTGCGGCCATCCTGCTCCCGCTGCCATGCCACCAAAGCGTTGTAGATGCCGACGCCTTCAAAGACATCACCGCCCGGAGAGTTGATCCGCACCGTGATCGCAGAATTGCTCGGCTCCAATCCAGCCAGCCAGTCGGTTACGGATTGATGAGTGATCCCGCCGCCGGTAAAGTAGTCAGCGCCGATCCGGTCATAAATCAGAAGCTCATGGGAAAGGGCCTGCGGTTTCTGAATCTTGGCAGCATTTTCCCACACCGTCTTCAGCCGCGCCGGGCCTTCGGTGCGGGTGCTGTCAGTCAGATTAGTGATCTCGTTGCGCTTCTGTTTCATACTGCCGTTTCCATTCTTGCCGGTGCGGCGGCGGTTGCTAAGATGTCTGCCATGTTGAGCTGGCGAACGTGCGTGTCGCCGCCCTCGATCGGGTCGAGGTCTTCATAGCCCCGCACCTCATTGATGCTGTAGATGCCGTTTTGCAGGCCCGTGCTGTAGGCAGAGAATCTGGCAGCAGCATCGCCGCGCAGCAGGCCGTTGAGATTGTGTTTCCAGTAGTGGTTATCCAGCTCCCCCGGCAGTAGTAGAGCACCCGCGAAAGCCTCCTCCCACCGCTTGCACCAAGGCAGGAACAAGTCCTGCACCGCCTGAATCTGCTGCTGCTCGATGTTGCTAAAGGTCGCGTTATCCAGAATGCCGACCTTGTGCGGAGGCACCCCGAACACTTGGCAGATTTGCTGATGCGTCCGCTTGGCGATCTCATCGAACTGGCTGCTATCATTTGCCGTCCGCGTCATCTCCATCTTACCGCCACCTTCCAAGACCATCGTGCGGAAAAAGTTATCCACCCCCTGATAAGCAGAGTTAAGCTGATCCTTCAGTGCATTCCGCTGCTGCTCCGTCAGGTTGACGCCAGGGGCGGCGGTATAGACCATCCCCGGCCGCGATCCGTTGGAGAAAAACCGGCTGGCATTCTCCTCCAGCGCCTGCGCCAATCCAATCAGATTGGCAGAAAGACTGATCGGCCCCTGACCCTTCAATCCATCCGGCGACATCCCGCGTAGGTGCAGCATCTTATCAAAGCCAATCACCTTGCTGCCGCTATCACTGGTGACGGTGTAGCGCGGGAAATTCCCCACCATATCCATCGACACATTCCTCGTCCGCAGCGGGTAAATCTCCGCGATCCGGCCCGACCGATCGAAGACCAGCTGGGCATAAGCGTTATGATGCAGCGCCTGATTGAAGGCCAGCGCATACCGCACATCACTGCTCACCATGATCGGGTTCGGCCGCGTCCGCATCACCCGCCGGGCAGGATGCCCCACGGCCGGCGTCCGGCTGTCCCCATTCTGCACATACAGTTCCAGCGGCAGCGTGCTGACGATCTGGGCTATGTAGTGGACGCAGGCATAGACCGTCGAGACCCCCAGCGCCGTCAGCTCATTCACCTTCGCCCCCAGCGGCCCCGTGCTGCCCATCAGAGCCGCCAGAAATTCACTCCCCGGATTCGTCAGCGGGCTTTCATTCCGCATCGGCGCAAAGCGGGGGCGTATCCCAGTCTGGGAAACGCCTGCCTCACGCAGAGTCATGAATGTTCGGTCGCTCATTGATTCAGTTTCTGGTCGATCCGGTCGAGTATTTTCAAAATGTTAGCCAGCTTCTCGTTGTTGGCGCTCTCCCTCAGCTCCAGCTCCCGGATGCGCGGCTGCACTGCCGCAGTCGTCCGGGTGTTTTCGTTGACGGCGATCTGGATCGCCGCCACCCACACCCCCATGGCAAAGGCCCCTGCCAAAAGCGCCCAGCCCAGCTTCACCACGATGTCTAGGCTTTTGAGCCGATTGGATAGGTCGGTCGTTTGTTGACTGCTCATGGTAGGGGTTGCGGTCATGGCGGCAGCAGTCGGATGAATTTCCGGGACTCTTTGAAGCTGCGGTTCTTATCCCACACTCCGTCCCCCTCACGGCCACCACCGGCCCCAGTGTTTCCCTCGATACTTTTAATAACTCCTCTAGCATCATCAGCGACAAGGCCCGTATGGCTCATGTCAAAAGTCACGATGTCCCCCGTCCGCAGCGATGGAATATCATCAGCGAACAAAACCTGCAGCCCACGTTTTTTCGCCCAGTCTTCCAGGCCAAACGCCGCCGCCGTCTTCGGTCTCCATTTCTCAAATCCGGCCGGCGTCAGCTTCAGTGCTGCCAACACCTCCTTGTCCTGACCCCATTGCTGGATGCACCAGCAGACAAAAGCCGCACACCATGGCCACCCAGTCGGTTGGTCCTTAGCCAGATCACAAGCCGCCTGATATTCCCTCACCCTCTTCCCGCTATTCCGCCCCACTTCACGCACCCCCACCTCGCGGCGGGCGATCTCGATCAGCTTCTGGCGGACGGGGAGAGTGCTCATGATTTGCGAACCCAGGCCAGCAAAAGGTGAATGATAGTATCGACCATCCAGCCCGCCTTCCCGGTCAGGTAGGACAAAGCCGCCACGCGCACGAACTGGAATTTCTCCGGTCCCTTTTCAAAGCGGTTATCCGCCGACTTGATCGCCGACACGATCAGGTTGATCACATCCTTGTTATTATCCGCCAACCAAGTGGCAAGGTATTTCAGCAGATAGGTTTTCATGGATTAAAGCGCAGGCTTTTCAGGATTTGCAGGGCGGTATCTTCTTCAGCAGCTTGTCGTTCCAGCTCCGTCTCAGTGCGGGGGATCAGTGGCGTGTATTGCAGAGGATCTGGGTGGATCGGCTTGGCCGGGGTTTGGATTGGATAGGCTTTGAGGATTTGCGCTGCTTCCCGATGTCCCGCGCAGCTAGTCAGACTCACCGAAAAGATTAACGCTGCCCTTAGTAACCATCCGCAGGCCGACCTGCAGAATCCCTGCAGCCATAAGCACCAAGTCCGCATGGGCCGCGATCCAAGGCGCGAGGCCGGGAGCAAAGGAACCAACCGCACCGGCCACGGTAACCAAGACCCCAGCGAAAGCGGTCTTGGATTTGAAAATGGATTTGGAGCGGTTGATTTCATTCATGACAGGAAAGTTCATGGGGTCACCGGCACCGCCTCCTCGACGGGGTTAAGAATCTTCAGCTTCTCCACATCAGCCGCCGATGAAGTAGCGGCCCGCGAGGTTTCCTCTTTAGCCAGAATGCGGGTCGTGCTCTCGCTAGTGCGGAACATTGAGGTTGCCGCCTCCGTCACCGCCTTCACTCCATAGTAGTTGGCGATCTTGCCGGGGATCACCGTTTCATCCTTGCCGGTATCAGAATAACTCAGCGTCCCCAACGGCCCGGAATAGCTGGCAGTCTCCCCGGCAGACTTCGTAAAGATCGATCCCCCCAGCGAAACCACCGAATCGCCAGAGCTAATCAGCGGCCGCACCGTGCAAGCTGCACACGCCAGCGCCGTGAAGGCGGATAGGGCGGCGATTGCTCGGAGCATGGCGGACCTATCGCTTGTTGTGATCCTTCCCACAAGACTGGATTTCTGTCGGATCAGAAATAAAGGAACATTCGGAACATTAGGCACATTAAGAACTTGCGGCACATTGGGAACCCCATACTTTTCACCCATGGCAAAACTCAGCACGTCCCAAGCTGCCAAAAAGCTCAACATCAGCCGCCAGCACGTCGTCCGGCTATGCAAGGCCGGGGTGCTCACCGGCTCCCGCCTCCATGACAAAAGCTGGTGGCAAGTCGAGCTGCCAAAAAAGGAGGCAGACCCATGAGACTCCTCAACGCCCTGATAAACCTCGGCCTCCAGAGCATCGCCGCCATCCTCGCTATCCTCGCCATCCCGCCTGCCATCATCGCCTCCGTCCTGCTCTTACTAGCCACCACCATCTCCCATCATGCAGACCACCAAGTCCCACGATAGCCTCGGCCGCACCCGCCGCGTCAGCCAGGGTGGCGCAGGCCCCAAGCCCCTGCCCAGCAAAGATGCCCCCAAGGCTGGAGAGTTTGACCCCCACCCCCCTGACCACCTTGAAGCCCACGGTCTGCGGTTCTGGGACGACGCCGTCCAGTGCCTGCTCCTTATGGGCTTCATTGATGCCGCTGACAGGATATTCCTCATTCACGCCGCCGAATCCTTCCAGCTTTACAAGGAATGCCGCGACTCCATCCAGCTAGATGGCCGCACGGTCTGCGATAACCAAGGCAACGTAAAAGCCCATCCCCTCATGAACACCATGCTGAAGTCAGGAAAGGACTGCTTCAGCTACCTCTCCAGCCTCGGCCTCACCCCATCCGCCCGCGCCAAGTTCGGCGGGAATGTAAAAGAGGAAGACCCCTTCGCCGAACTCCTCAAAGCCCAGCGGGGTAACTGAATGCCCACCAAGCCGCCCCAACACAGCCTGCCCAAGTTCACCGCGCCCTCCCACTCCCGGCAGGTATACGACAGGCAGACCCGGCGGATGACCAGCGGCCTTCGGATCGCCTCCGATCTCCGCAATTCCAATTTCTGGAAGCGCGTCCGCCTGACTTACATCTCAAGGAATCCCATCTGCGAAAACCCCCACGGCTGGCACGGAGAGTTCCCCCCACCCGCGCAGGAGGTCCACCACAAGCAAAGCCTCCAGACCGCCCCGCACCTCGCCTACACCCACTCCAATCTGATGGCCCTCTGCGTCAAGTGTCACGCCAAATACAGTCAGGAGGAACGAAATGCGTGAGCTTGCTTTATTCGCAGGCACTGGTGGCGGCATCCTCGGTGGCCACCTCCTCGGTTGGCAGTGCGTCTGCGCCGTGGAGAAAGACCCCTTCGCCAGATTACTCCTCAACCAAAGGCAGATCGATGGACACCTGCCACCATTCCCAATCCATGAAGACGTTACCACATTCGACGGAAACCAATGGCGTGGAAAAGTGGACATTATCAGCGGAGGATTTCCCTGCCAAGACATCAGTGAGGCGGGGCAAATCAACGGGAAACGGGAAGGGATCGACGGCATCCGCTCCGGCCTTGTGCGGGAAATGCTACGCATCATCGGCGAAGTCAGGCCGCACTACGTCATCGCAGAAAACTCCAAACGACTGCGGAAGCGTGGCCTTGCTTTTATCCTCTCAGAACTTGCCGGAATGGGGTATGATGCGAGGTGGGGAGTTATCGCCGCTTCCGACGCCGGAGGGAATCACAACCGGCCGCGTATGTGGATTGTGGCCAACGATCCTGGCCAGCGATCACCGCTACCGCAGGAAGTCAGCGAACTGGCGCGGCGGGGACATCGTCAGCCGGATGAATGCAGGCCGCGACCGGTTCGGCCTGACTGGTGGAGTGCCGAACCCGGACTGGCTAGAATGGATGATGGGTCTACCCATCGGGTGGACCGCACCCGGTGCATTGGCAACGGACAGGTTCCAGGCGTGGTGCCGCTTGCATGGCATCACCTCGGCCCTCACTGATTGACCCCATGCCAGCCAAGCGCCACACCTCCCCGGCAGAAGACCCCGCCACCGCCTATGCGCGATCCGTCCTATCCGGTGACACTCCCGCCGGGAAGCTGGTCAAGCTAGCCTGCCAGCGGCACTTGAATGATCTGGACCGGCAGGGCACCGCCGATTTCCCCTACCTCTGGGAGCCTGACCGTGGCGGAAACCTTGATGCCTTCTGCCTCCTCCTGCGCCAATACACCGGCGAGTGGGCAGGCCAGCCCCTCAGCCTCGCCCCCTTCCAGCAGTTCGTCGCCTATTCCATTTTCTCCTGGGTGTATGCTGACAGCGGGATGCGCCGATTCAAGACCGCCGTCATGAGAGTGCCCAGGAAGAACGGCAAAACCTGTTTCGCCGCCGCCATCGCCCTTTATCTGCTGGCCCTTGATGATGAACCGGGTGCCCAAATCTTCGCCGCCGCCACCAAGCGGGATCAGGCCCGCCTCGTCTTCCGGGATTCCTGCACCATGCTGCGGAAGGCCCACCAGAAAGTCCGCGCCCGGTTCGTGGAAAAGGTCAGCGTCTTGGAGTTCCCGTCCACCAATTCCCGTTTTGAACCCCTCTCTGCCGACTCCGATAAACTTGATGGCCTCAACCCCCACGCCGCCATCTGCGATGAAACCCACGCTTGGCCCTCCCGTGATCTGTGGGACGTCCTCCAGTCCGGCATGGGTGCCCGCCGCCAGCCCCTCATGCTAGACATCTCCACCGCCGGGAATAACACCCACTCCTTCGCTTACGAAACCCACAAGCGTGCGGAGGATGTCCTAAACGGAACGCTGCACGACGAAGCATTCTTCGCCTACATCGCCATGGCCGACCCCGAAGACATCGATCACTGGGACGATCCGGCAGTCTGGCAAAAAGCAAACCCCGGCTACCTGACGATCAAGCCCAAGCACTATTTCGAGACAGAGGTTTCCAAAGTCCGCGCCACCCCTTCCGCCCTCCCAGACTTCTTGACAAAACAGCTCAACATCTGGGCGAACGTGGCAGAGCGGTGGCTTGATCCCGACGACTGGAAAAAAGGCGGCTGCGAAGGCCTTGCCGAAAAGCTGAAGGGCCGGAAATGCCACGGTGCCCTCGATCTCGCCAAGGTCAGCGACCTTTCCGCCTTCGCCCTCGTCTTCCGGCCTGACGAGGTCTTCCGCGCCATCGGCGTCCGCAAGCACGCATTGCTCGTCTGGCACTGGTGCCCCGGTGATGACATCGCCACCCGCACCCGCGAGCACCGGGTGCCCTACGAGTCATGGAAAAAGGCCGGCTGGATCAATGCCACCGCTGGCAACACCACCGACTTCGTGGCTCTGCGGCATGGCATCCAACGGATCTGCGCTGACTACGAAGTCACCGACGTAGCCTTCGACAGATGGGGATCGCTCGAAACCGTCCAGCACCTGCAGGAAGACGGAATGCAGGTCTTTGAATTTGGGCAGGGTTACAAGTCCATGGGTGCCCCCACCTCGGAGTTTGAGCGCCTCGTCAAAGGCGGCAACCTGCTGCACGACGGAAGCCCGCTCCTCGCTTGGGAGGCCGGCAACGTCGCCTGTGAGATGGACCCCAGCGGAGCCATCAAGCCCAACAAAAAGCGCAGCCGCGAAAAGATCGACGGCATTGTCGCCGCAGTAATGGCCTTGGGCAGGGCGATGGCCCAAGAGGAAGTAGTCGCCGCCCCCGCCGTCTGGGTCGCCTAGATCAAGTCCCCACCCGGTGCGCCTTCTCAAACCGGGCAATCGCCCCCTCCTGCATCAACATCTTCGGCACCTTAGTCCCAGTCTCCCATTTCTCCAGCGCCGACTTGCTGATCCCCAGCAGCTCCGCAGCTTTAGCTTGGGTCAGGTTTAATAGTTGCCGCTGGGCGACGAGATGTTCAGAGAATGTCATTTGCCGGTTGCGGTTTGGTGGATCACAACGGCATGAGGGGCGACGCCGACAGCGGTCTCCATGACTTCGCAATAGGCTCCTCCGGCTTTGTGTTCCTCTGCCGTCTTGATGGCTTCGCGGCGGGAGGAGAACGGAGCCGCTACCTCGGTGCGGCTTCCGTCATGGATGTTGATCTGTCGGACGGTGTAGATTGATTTCATTGGATTGGTTCTGGTTGGTGGTTTTTGGGGGAAGGTCATTTTAGCCAATGGCGAGCAAATCACTAAGGGTGTTAGAGTCGCAGTCGGGGTGCCCGGCGTGAAGGCCGTGGCACACAGTGGCGTATTCTTCGCCGACCCTGTTTTTTGGCCATTCTCCAGCTGCCTCCAGGACTTTGACCTGCTTGGGGGTAAGGTTGATCGTCCCGCCGCGAGTGTCTTGATAAGTGATAACTTTGTTCATTTTCTTGATTTGGTTGCCTTCGGGCTGATCCCCTCCGGTGTTTGCACTGTCGCACCTTTTACGACACAGTCAACACTTATCATCGCACTTTTTACGATTTCTTTTCCGATCAATGATCCAGCATCCTCTTCACCATCTCCACCATCTCCCACCGGCTACAGGTCGTCCGCCCCTCCAGCCTGACAATAATCTGGGCAATCAACCGCAGCAGGCCCGCGTCCGTCATCCCGGCAGCGTGCGCGGCCCGGATCGTTTTCTCGGCGTTGGCTTGGAGTGTGGTCATCCGGCAATTTGAGTTGCTGTCTTTTGCTCATCTGTTAGTTCATTCCACTCATCAACGGCCCGAAAGAATTTCACCCCTTGCCTGGCGGCTGGGTCGCCGTTTTTTTTAATCTTGCATGGCCCCCCGAAAAAAGGATGGAACTCAAAGGTGAATCCCTTGTATCGGTAGACGTTGGCCACACTCACGATCGTATGGCATCGGCCTCTCGCGTCTCGCAGGAAATGGTCGCTCATGGTTTTGGTTTTGGGCTGCTTGTAATAAATCCCTTCAATGCTTTTCTGGTCAGCTTCTCCACGTGATGCGGATCAAGGCATCGACCGCCGTCAAATGTTGCCCATGTATGGATGATTTGCAGAGCCGTAATTGCTGCCTCAAACTCCTTTGCGTGAGCGATCCATCCGCCCGATTTTAGAAGCCTGACTTGCTCGGAGAGGAAGCCGGAATGGATTGGCTTTTGTGGTTTTGCCTTCATGGTTTTGGTTGGTGGGTTCATCCCTCAAAAATAACGGAGTGCTGCACCAGCCGCCGCTCGATGGCGTCAGCCGTCCCCTGATCCACTCCCTTCCCCGCCGCGATCTTCGCCGCCAATCTCCCCGGCCCATGCTGCGCCGTCCAGCAGGTCAAATGCAGGGATGTATTCCGGTGCTCCAGCAGCTCAAAAAGTTTCTCCGCGAAGGCCTCCGTGAACTTCACCTCAGCCAGATCATCGATCACCAGCAGCGGCACATTCCGCAGACTGGCCAGAGTTTTCCGCGCATCATCCCGGTCTGCCCCATCCAGCATGGCCGCATTGAGCGCCAGAGCGCGCAGGGCGGCTCCGGTGAGCCATCTGAAGGGGATTGCCGCAGACAGCACCATCAACGCCATACAGTGCGTTTTCCCGCAGCCAGACGGCCCATGGATTCCTAGTCCCGTTTGCCCCACTTTCGGTAGCCAGACAGCGGCTTGCCGGAGCCGGATCGAAACGGATTCGATTTGGGCGGCTTGGTAGGCTGGCGGGACGATCTTTTCCCAGGCGTCCCGAAAGCTCCGCGCGGCCTTCGCAGTCGCCTCCTCAAGTGCACGTTTATCGTCGCAGGCCTGGCACAGGCAGGCAAGGCCCGCTAGCAGCTCACGGCCCAGAAAGATCACCGCCTCGCGGGTCACGGCAACGCCGCAGATCGGACAGGGTGCGGTGCGGGTCATGCTTTGAGTTTCCATTTATCGGGTTGGAGTGGTCCGTATTGATTTTCGATGGATGCGGCAGTGGCCGGCTTGGTGAATGGCGCATACCCCAGCGTATGCCAGGAGCGCACTGTGGCTTTCCAGTCCTTGATGGTCTTGCCCGCGTTCTGCCAGCCGTTGCCCTGCCACTTCCAGAAAGCCGCGGTGCCCTGCGATGGAGCGCATCCGATGGAGATGGCGAATGCCTCCACCTCCTCCGGCGTGGATGCCTTGGCGATGTGGGTTGGTGGGGTGGCATCGCCACACTCCTTCCCTTCCATGTTCCCTTCCTTTCCATGTTCCTTTCCTTTCCTTTCCTTATGGCACGCGTGGTCATCGCGTGGGTCACGCGTGGGGCACGCGTTGGAATCCTTATCCAGTATAGGCTCCGGCAGTTCTGAGGCCCTCTCCTTGTTATTTACGATTTGATGCCGGGAGAACCCCGGAATCCACCCAAATTCACCCGTCTCTGTCGCGTATTTCATAACAAAACCACGCGTGGCCAACGCGTGGAGCACGCGTGAAAAGTCCAGTTTATCGTAGGGCAGAATCTGCACCCCAAGGCGGCGAGGCTCCCACTTAAAGCGGCCCTCCCGGTCAGCCGCACACCATAGCCCAGCAAAGGCAATACGCAGTGGCAGCTTGTGTTCCACCTCGGCCTCAAAGAGCCGGTCATGAGTAAAAAACTCAGGCTTGATGGTTCGGATTCTCATAGCAGCAAAAGCTGGGATGTGGCATTGGCCAAGTTCTGGCTAGCCTGGTTGAAATAGGACTCCTTCAGCTCCGACCCCACAAAGCGCCGCCCCATCTGCAGGCTCTTGTATCCCTCCGATCCGATCCCCGTGAACGGGCTGTAAACCAGCTCCCCGGGATTCGACCACAGCGCCACCGCCCGCTCGATCACATCGAGCTGCAGCGGGCAGATGTGCCGCTCATCGTTGTTATCCCGCGCCCCGTCCCGGTTCAGCACATTACCTTGGTCCACCGTCATCCACACCGGGCTGGCCGCTTCCTGCCACCAGTCGATCGGGTAGCTGGATTTATCCTTCGTCACCGGCACCGGATTATCCCCCGGCGTCTTAAAGATCAGCAGGTAGTCCGCGCACCCCACCCGGCTATTCGTGCTGTCAGAGCACAGCGTCTTGTAGAGCAGGCCATGCGCCTTCGTCCGCTGCATCTCCGTCACCGGGCTTTTCCAGATACAGATCCGGCTGTGGAACAGGAAGCCATGCCGCCAAAAGGCCCGGATCAGCTCCCCGCTGAAGTCCTGAAACTCAATCCGCCCCGTCTTCCACTTCGTGCTCAGGAGGTCCACACAATGAACCGCCACCTCCCGCCCCGGCATCATGATCCGCTTCATCTCCGCGATCAGGATTTCAAAGTGCCTCGTAAACTCTGACAAGTCCGCGCAGTTCCCCATATCCTGCAGGTCATCCGAATAGGTAAACAAGTCAGCAAACGGCGGCGAGAACACTGAAAAGTGGATCGATCCATCCGGGATCGTCTTGGCCACCCGCACACAGTCCCCGTGGTGCACCGTCCAGCCCTCGCCCGTCTTGGTTTCGATTTCCGTTTTCATCGTCAGCTTTTTGGTAGTGTTTTCCTTGAAGGCTTTGGCCGCTTGTTTCATGCTGGTTTGCATCTCTTGGTGTTGAGTGATTTTGCGTTGGATGGATTGGAGGATCGCTCCCTCCGTCGAGGCCTGCACGATCAGCGCCCGCACCGGGTGCACCTGCCCGAAGCGGTAGCACCGCCGCAGCGCCTGATAGAAGTCCTCGAAAGAATAGGACAGCCCCACAAAAGCGACATTCCGGCAGTGCTGGAAATTCAGGCCATAGCCAAAGATGCCCGCCTTGCTGATCAGCACCCGCGTCCCTCCGCTGATAAAGTCCAGCGGAGCGCGTTCCTTGTGGCGCGGGTTATCGCTCCCCTTCACCTCCACCGCGTCAGGGATCGCCAGTTTCAGCTCCTCGCTCTCCTCGTTCGTATTGCACCACACCATCCACTGGTCCGTGCTCCCGTTCACCGCATCCGCCAGTGCCGCCACCCGCTCCGTCATCGTCATCCGCAGCTCCCGGTGCATCGTCGTAGCCGACAGCGTAGCGTGCCGGAATAGCTGATCCTCCTCCGCCCCCTCCGCCTCATCCACCTCCACGATCCGCGTCTCCAGATTCAGCCCCGGCAGATCATATCCCGCATCCTCAAAGCCAATATCCGAAGGCTTGGAAATGCACGCCGCCCAGCTCGCCAGCCACTTCCAGAACTCCCCCTCCGCGTGCTTCTTCAGCCGCCAGTCCCCCGTGTTGAAGGTGTCATTGATAAAGTAAGTAGCCAGCATCTGCATCGGTGAGCAAATCCCCAGAAAGTCCGCGTGCTGCCCCAGCTCCGTGTAGTCATTCGGTGATGGCGTAGCCGTGCAGCACAGCCGGTAAGGCGTATCCTTGAATCGCTCCGTCAGCGCCTTCCGCGTCTTCCCCTGAAAGGACTTCAGGATACTGCTCTCATCCAGCACCACGCCCGCAAACTCGATCCCCTCGAAGTGCTCCAGCTTCTCGTAGTTCGTGATAAACACCCCGGCCCGATCCACATCATCCCCACTGCCCACCACCTCCGCCGCAATGCCGAACTTCCGCGCCTCCGCCTCCGTCTGCCTCGCCACCGAAAGCGGCGTCAGGATCAGCACGCATCCCCCGGTATGCTGTGCCACCTGATGCGCCCACTCCAGCTGCTGGATAGTCTTCCCCAGCCCGCAGTCCTCAAAGAGCGCCGCCCTCCCCTGCCGGATCGCCCAGCCGATCACGTGTTCCTGCCATGGAAAAAGCGGCGCAGTAAACGCCCGCGGTTCAAACCCGCACTCCGCCAAAAGGCGTGATTTTGATTGAATAAATTCGTCGTAGTTCAGGTGTTTCATTGTTGTGTTGGTGGTGTGATAAGTCAGAAAATAAACCTGCTCCGTGGATAGGAACCGACGCAGGTGGATCGGCATTCAGAGGGCCAGTGTCCTCACCCTTCCCATCGCTCTCACGGTTTACGAAGTTGGTTCATGCGTCAGGCTCAATGCAGCCCGGATCGCATTAATGGTTGCCAGCTTGCAGCAGTCCCTCGGCTGGCACCGCAGCACCCGCCAGCCTTGGGTTGCGGCCGCGTTCTCCTTTTCCCAGCTTTTCAACATCTCGCGTGCCCTCGTATGCCGACCCCCGCACCAGATGCCGCCATCCACTTCCAGGAATACCTTGTTGTCAGGCCATGCGAAGTCCATGCGCCACTTACGGATCGGATGAAATTTGAACTCAGCAACCGGCGCAGGAATCCCAGCTTGAGCCAGAGCGGCCAAAAAGATACGGTCTTGGATTGGTGTCATTGTTGGAATGCTTCTATTTCGTCCCGTGTCAGGCCGGTGACCTCAAAGACCTCGGCCCACTTTGCAAAAGTCTTTCGCATGGCTAGTGCTGTCTTCATCGCGGGACTAATATCGACAGGCTCCGGGGCGGGTGGCTTGGGCGCTACCGGCTCTGCAATCTCCCGATGCCGCCTTGGTCCTGATGCAATCCGGGTCAGCGGGTTGAGTCGGGTAATAGCCTTCAAGCTGATCGTATCCCCAGCACTGCACCCGCAGGATTTGGAGCGCCCAGAATGGAGATTCGCCGCCTTGCATAACTTGATGGTCCCGCAGACGCATTGCACCTGCCAATGGTTGTTACCACCGATGGGGATTGGGCCGACGCCGGTCGTGACATAGAAACCAAAGCGGGTTCCTTTTGGAGTGTATTTTACTGGTCTGCCGCCCATGGTTTTGGTTGTTCAGTTTCCCACTCGCTTAGTCGGTCGCAAATGCCTTGGATTAGTGCGCTGTCTTCAAACTCGTCGCCATACTGTAGATGGTCTTGATATTGCTCCATCAGATCGCGCACGTCTTTTCGGGCTTCGTCACGTTCGCGCCTTAGGACGCAGATCGGTCTGGCGCAGGCGTTGTGGCATGAGTGAATTTCGCGTGCCCACATTAGCGCATCCACTTCCTTTTCGTGAGCGATGATCATTCTGGTATGGTGCTCGACGAGTGCGTCTAGTTTTGCCTCGGCTTGCGCGGCCATCTCGACGGCGGACTGCCATTTATTCTGCCATTCCTTTTCGTGGCAGGCGCATCCGTAGTAGTGCGGGGTTTCGCATTGGGTTTCTGGGGTGTTGGTCATGGTTGTTTGGGTATCACGTTGTTAGGCCAAAGGGCAGACTGCACACTTGAAGGCAGTTGTCCCGGTGCAGCCCTTGCAAAGTCAGAGAGGATTGTCACCCTCGCCGCCAGTTCGTTTAGCATATCCATAGCATCCGCCCCGTCGCGGCACCACAGGGTGTCTTCTGGCTCTCCAAGGTAACATTGCCATCCACCGGGGCCGACAAGTGATCGGAAGTCTGGCTCCCCATCGTCGTTGCTCCCTAGAGTAAAAGAGGGCCGAACAAGGGCACTGCACACAACACCTATGGCGTCGGTGTCCTGCGTGTTTTCAATATCTGTTTCTGGGGTGTCGCTCATGGTTTGGGGCAGTGTCTGGTTTGGTCCTCGGCGGCAACGTAAAGGTCTTTCCGCAACACAAACCATTGTCCCGGCATTTTACCGTCTGGTCGGAAGGAAAAGTAAGGCGACTTAACACTGATCGATGGCTGCATAGTCCCGGTCATGCCGTAACTGACTGCGGAAAGCCCTTTACCGACATAGATGGCTCGTCTCATTTTGGCTCCTCCAGTTGATCAACCAAGTCATCAAAATGACCCTGCCCTGTTAAGGTTTTGCGGTTCAGTTCCGCATACTGTGATGCGTTAAGTAGTCGCAATTTCTCGTAACGGATGTAGCCAAGGGCCAGCACTTTGATGTCGAGTATTGAAGCGATCCTGTGGATGTCGGCCCTTAGTTTTGCTCGTTGTTCCGGGGTCATTTCGCGGCCTCCGATTTAAGTTGATGACATTCCTTATCATGCCAGCAAACTCCGCAAAATTCATCGTCCCCAAAGTACTCGGGACAGATCGGAGGGATCACCCGGTGACGGAAATCCCCTGCATCACATTGGCATTTTTGGTCTGCCTTCCACGCCTTGAGGACTTTGCCGGATGCTTGGAATATGGCTTCAGCGATGGTTGCTTCCCTTTCCGCCTTTTCCGATCCCCAGCAACTCCAGCAGTTCGGTTCTTGGCATCCCTCCTCTCCGCAGTTGATTACTCTGGTGACGACGTAGCCCAAGATGTTATCCAAGGCTTGCGCCAGTTCGGTTGCGGTGATCATATGGTTATGCTTTTTGATTGTTGGCGATGCACCAAAGTTTGAATGCCGCCTTGTCCTCGGCAGATTCGTCCCACACCTCCCTGACGGATTCCACAGGCTCCCATCCAGATTGTTTGTGGGTGCCAAGTTCCTGTTTCCCCTCCTTGGTTCCGATCACCCGGTTGATTGAGTGGTTCCGGCGTTTGTGTTTTTTTGGCGCGGCAGGCTTAGGCTTGGAGAATTTCGGAGGGGTCATGGCTTGCGTTTGTTTGTAACGGTTTTCCACCCAGCCAGTGCGGCTGCATATTCAGCGTCCGGCACGGTGTAACTCAGGTGGCAGTTCCTGCATTGGATCGTGGTCGATCCGGGTTGATACTTGGCATAGGCCCCGACCGTCCCGCATCGGCAGGTCTTGTAGTCCAGCTTCAGCTGCAGGACGGTCAGGGCGCGTTCTTCCATTGTTATCTGCATGGGCTAAAAGGGAATCTCGTCGTCGCTGGCCAAAGCCGCGGCATTGACTGCGATCCTTGTAGCAGGAGCACCGGCCACGGTCCCCTCGGGTTTCGGGCAGTAGTAGTTGACCACATTCTTCGGATCGTAACCATCCTTGGCAGGCTGCACCTTGATGCAGACCCAGCCCTGTCGACCTTCACAGTCAGCAGCTTCCAGCTCCCCTGCCTCGTATTTGGCCTGTAATCCGGTAAACGTGCAGAACTGATTCAGCCGCTGCTGGTTGCTGGCCATCAGATACTCAAAGACCGTCGTCACGCGCTCGCCTTCGCCGTAGACCTTGAGCTGGAGCGCCAGCATCTCATTGCCGGATTTGCTGACTTTGTCCTCGGACTTGATCACCTCGAAAGGATATTTTCCAGCTGGAAACAGTCCGTCGAGGGCGAGTTCTTCTGATGATTTGGGTGCGAATTTCATATTGTTATTTAGTTGGGGTTGGGAGTTTCTTCCGCAGAGCGGTGATGATTGCGTTGGCTTGGGTTTCGTTGACTTCAGGGAGGGTTTCGGCAGAGAACTTTTTGAGACATTTGTCGATGAAGTCCTCATCCACCCTGACGGTTTCCAGCAGGTTGGCGATCTCTGCCAGTTGCTCGGCGGTGGCCAGGCTGATGGGCTTGGCGTCCGCCTCAATGAAGTCCTTTCCGTAGCGGCCGGCGAAGTCGGTAAACTCCAAGCTAAATGACTCCCCTTCAGGGAATCCCGTCAGGCGGGACTTCCGCACCACCGCCACCCGCTGCGGCCCGCGCTTCGCGCAGTGAAGGCCCAGGTCGATTTCATACATCAGCTTGTCCCAGACATCAGGCCCCTTGCCGGTCTCAGCCCGCTGGCCGTTCACCAAGCCCCATTCAGAAGCCTCATGAGCGATCAGAACCACGTTCATGTCGAGCTTGTCGATCCAAGCCACTAGACGCCGCATAAACGCAATCGCTGGCTTCTTGCTGGCTCCGAATGCATCCTTGTCCCCCAGCTTCTCCGCCTCACTTGAGATGGCAGTCTGGTAGAGCTTCGTGATGCTGTCGATGATCAGCGTCTTGTAGCCATGCTGCTCCGTGGCCAGCGTCTGGATTTCTGCCAGCACAGTGGAGAAGTCCAGCGTTCCGTCGCTCGGCCCCATATACACGCCACCGGCTTCCTTGAGACGCGCCTGATAGTGCTTCAGGTCAGCCCCGCCTTCGGTGTCCATGTAATACGGTTTCGGGAAAGACAGTCCGAACCAAGTTTTCCCAACCCCGGAAGGGCCGAAGATGATCATTTTTGAGTGGCCTGGTTGAACCTCTTCAGGCTCACGGGCTTTGAGTTTGCTGGGCATTTTGTTTGTGTGGTTTGTGTTGGGTTATTCTGCGGGGATTCCTGTCTTTAATGCAGACTCAATAGCCAAAATCTCTGTGAATTTGTATCGGATGCAGCTCACCCCAAGTCTGTAGGCCTTCAATTTATTGGACCGCCTCATGCGATGAAGAAACATTGTGCTCACACTCCACCGGTTACAGAGTTGTTTGTGAGTAAGAAAAACGGGGTCTTGGTCGGTTGTCATGGTGTGTGTTTTGTGTGGTTTGTGTATTCAGTTAAGAAAGCTGTGCCCCCGGTCGCCTTAGACTTTTCCGAAGAGAAGACGGCCAAGGGGCATTCCGCCTGAAACAGTCAGGTCGGAAATTTGATCCAGAACCACCGCGCCCATACGCCACCCCCCGGTATTGTTTGGTTATGCGGCGGTTCTGGAAATTGGTTTAGACCGCAACGTGGGTCGAGAGTTTATCTGGCTCCTGCCATTTGCCGATGGTCCGAAGAAAGGCTTCAGCCTTCTGCGCGGCGGTAGCAAATACCGGCGCTTCGCATTCGGGATTCATGAACAGCAGATTCCGATACTGCCCCCGCTGATCCCAAATCAGGACAGTCTCTGCGTGATGCATCTCATTGAGATCGTCATGATACCAAGGCACTGCGGCTTTGCGGTAATCTTGGCCGGCTGAATTAGGACGGTTGCCCCAAATCCTCGCCCCTTCACCGACCTTGATGTCGGACCACCCCAGATGCTCTGCGATGGCGATGTCCATTGCTTCAAAGGTCATTAGTTATTCCCCCTCAGGTTAAGCCTGCGCCACTCGCGGCGGATCTGTTGGCGGTTTTGCTTTTCAAGCTGGCGGCGTGTATGGCTGATATGCCAGATGCACAGCAGGCCCAGACTGCCCAGAGTGACGTAAAGAGCGCCAAGGATCATGTCCACTTCGGCCATCTCGCGGATTAGTTGGATTTGATGGATGGTCATTAGTTGCCCCTCCGTTCCATGATTGCCGTTACGTCCTCGCCCTTGTCCACGTGCATAGTCAGGACTCCGGGCCTTGAATGGTAAAAGATTGTTGAGCAAAGGAAGATGCCGAAGGAAAGTCCGACCTCCGTGCATGGCGGGAATTGCATGAACCTAAGGACTTCCTGCGTCCAGATAGTGTGGGCTTTGATATTTGAGTGCATAATTCGATCTTTGAGTGTTGGTTTTTGACCCGATCCGGGTCAGTTAAGTCATCGGCTGATCAGGCGCTTCCTGGCCTGCATCACCCCGATAAACTTGGCGGCGAGTTGTCCGTTGATCCTGATCCCGACGCCGCTCATTTTCTCAGTGGCTTTGTTAAGGCGGCAAGTCCCGGCGCGGATGTGACGGTCGATCTGAGAGACGCTAATCCCGCAGGTTTCTGCCAGCGTGTGGCGGGAGTAGTATTCGCGGACGTTCATGGTGTGAGGTTACTTCTTGTTTCTTCCGCCAAACTCCCGCTCCTTGGCCGCCTGATCCGCGAGGAACCGCAAAGGGATAGGTGATCTCGCGTTCTTGTTGTAGATGCCCGCGATGATGTCGGTAAATTCCGGGATCGTGCTGCGGTTCTCTAGTTCGCCTGGGTGAGTTGCCAGCTTTTTAGCAAAGGCCGCGCAGTCAAACTGAGGAACAAAGAGGCACCGGGAAAGAGCCTTGATGAAGTTGACGGTTCTGATGATTTTGTTGTTTGGGAACTTCGTCAAGACCGCCGCGATTTTATCAGCGTTTTCTGTGGTCTTGACCTTGAAGTCCCCCGTCTTGACGCGCTTCATGTAGTTGGCGGAGATGGCAGATTCGCCGGACAACAGAGAGCTTGCGGCAGAGACAGACATTCCCAGCTTCACGTATTCCATCATCTGGATATAGTCAGGATTCCCCCGGCGAACCTCCAGCGCCACCGTCTCTCCGATCTTCCAAGTGGCCCAGTTCTCAGCCTTGATCAGGTCGATGCTTTCCTCCTTGGTGACATCCTGCATCTCGGCGGCATAGCCACTGCACTTCAGCGCCAGGCAGGCTTCGCGCCGGTGGTGGCCCCAGATAATGATCTTCTTGCCGTTGTAGACAAAATAGACAATCGGATGGGATTTCCAAAATCCGTTCTCGCGGATGCTGTCCATGTATTGCTTCACCTTGATGGCTTGGATGATCCGCTGGAAAGGATGCACGTGCAGCGCCTTCAATTCTTCCTGCGTGATGATCTTGACGTTTGATAATTTCATCGTATTTATTCTTGTGGATTTGGCTTAGTTGTTATTTCCCATTAAGGGCCAGCCTTTCGTTGCAGTGGTCGATTACGGCGCGATAGGCTGGCTCCAATTCTTTGTCGTCGTCTCCGATTCGTTGGAGAGTAGTGATGGCCATGATGGAAATCTCACGGCCAAGGGCGGGCCGGTAGTTGTTCCTTGGCTTCTTGGCCTCCTTCTCCGGTGGAGCCACGTATTCAAAATCAGGCTTCGGACATGGCGCAGGCTTCCTCGCATCCTTGATGACAGACGCCGCCTTGTGAACAGAAACCTCACCGGCCCTGACTTGCTCCAGTAGTTCCTTGGGGGCCTCGCCTGACGCGACCGCGTCGAGGATTACTTTGCCTTCGTCATATTTCTTTTCTCCGACTCCGGCATCTTTAGCGGATTCGGCGCGGGTGTTGATTGAATTTGCTTCCGGCGATTTCGCCAAAAGCAACCCGCCTTGCCCGCCCTGCTGCCGCTCTTTGGCTTGAGCCGCGATGATGACTGACTTCCTAGCGGCAATTCCAATCCGGTCAATGTCAGCTAGGTTCCGCCGCCCGCCTTGGTTGTCGAGCATCCAGAGCATTACGGCGTTCCGGTCTGGATAGTCAGCCGTGACGATGTGGTTGATCTGATACCCGATCTTGTTCCGGGTGCAGATGTCGAAACGGTTGTGACCGTCTGCTATCAATCCTTGCCACAGGATGATGGGCGTAGTGCAGCCGTCCTTGAGGATGTTGGCTTCGAGTTTGGCAAACTCATCAGCGGCCAATGGTGGCAGCAGGTCGCGGAACTCCGGGTCGATGATTGGGATAGACATAGTGGTGGTGTAGTATGATTCAATATTGCGCCGTAATATTCTGCGGCAAAAAAATCAGCCTCATGGCGCAAGGCGACGACGGCGGATGATTTCCTTGGTCAGAATCCGTTGGAGCACTTGGGATTTGTTGATCCCGTCTTCTGCGGCAATCCTGCTGAGTTCGATCTCCAGACCCGGCTTGAGACTGGCGCTGATTCTGACTCTGCCTGTCCCAATCCTCTTCAGGTCGCTTGGCATTTTTGGTTTATTGGCTTTCCGCATGACGGGATATTACGGCATAATATTATGGGGTCAACACCCCATTTGATTTTTTTTTATCGCACCATAATATTCCGTCGCACGTAACCCATGACCACCCCCACCAGCATGAAACCAAAAGACAAGCCCAGCCGGTCCCCGAAACCCCGCTCCCCCGAAAACACCTCAACGTCCTTCAGCATCACCCGAAAATTGTTGGAAGAGGCCCGGCAATGGGCCAAGGAAGAAAAGCGGCCGCTGAGTAATTTACTCGCCGTGATCCTTGAGCGAGAGATTCTGGAACGTAAGCGCCAGCGGGATGCAACCAAAGAGGGCTGAACCCCCAAGCACGGGATCATCCTTGCCTCCCCCGCGCTTCTGTTAGCGGCGGGGGGGGGGGGGGGATGTTAGGATTCCACAGAGTATCACCCCACCTCTAATCCCAGCCAAGACTCGACCTTTCCCTCCTTCCAAAATTAATTATTTTTTTAGTTTGTAACGCTTGGGGAAAAAATCCGTTTGGTGCCGCCGGGTGCGTAGCACGGCCATGCGCATCGTTTTGGCTTGTCGGTTGGCATGAGGCATGATAGACCGCCCGCATGACCGCCCCGCCCATAATCACCTGCCATGCCTGCCACACCCCCGGCATGGCAATAAAGAGCATGGCCAAATATAGTGGCTGTCTCCAAGTGCTGGGCATCCCGTTGCTTTTGTTTGGGGTGGTCAATGTGCTCTTCGCCCTGTTCCTTGGCATGATGTCGCTTGCCAGTGGGAACAGGTACGAGCGAAAGGTCGAGACCGCCGAGCAAGTCCAGTCACGCAAAGCCTCCGAGGTTGTTTCAGGATTCACCAAAGCCTGGGGAGTAACCGCAGGAGCGGCCGGCGTCTTGGGCTTGATCGCCGGAGGATCACTGACCCTCACCAAGCGCACCGTCTGGCACTGCAATGCCTGCGGCTCCCAAACTGCCCGCACCTAATTGCCCCAAATCCCTGCCCCACGATTGCCCCAAGGCCCCGTAAAACCCTGATCCTCAACGCCAAAAATCCACTGGCAGCGGTTTGGTATCCCGCCTTTCCCCGTAGGATCAGTGGTTGATTCTACGGGGAGCCCTCGAAACTAAAAGTCGCATAAAGGCTTGATACTACGCGCATAGTCCGCATAGACTCCGCGTATTATGAGCACCGAATCAGCACGCGATAAACAGAGTATTGCCCCACGATTGCCCCACGATTGCCCCAAATCATTGCCCCAGAGCATGAAATGGGAGGGCCGAATCATCCCATTGGAGATGCATGGTGGAGGCTGGAGAGCCAGGTGCAGGACCAAGGCATTCTCCTGTAACATCAGCACAGGGACGGCATCCTTGCCGGAGGCCAAGCGGATCGTGAAGGCTGCGCTCGATGACCAGAAAGCGGCCAGTCCGATTGTTCAGCAGGATACCAAGAGCCTGCAATTCCTCGCCGACGCCTACCTCGCCGCCCCGAAACGATCCAGCGACAGCATCGCCAAGCGGAACGTGTGCAGGCTAAAGTCGGTGGTGCGGGATGGCGCCGGGACCGACTTAGCCGGATTCCAGATTGCCAACCTCCCTGCCCTCTGGCCTGCCTATGTTGCCAAGCGGCAAGGACTGGATCGTCCAGACTATGCGACCCGGCGCGGCATCAATCGAGGCATCAACTCAGCCATGAGACAAGCGGCCTGCCTGCTGACCAAGGCCATGGAGCCGCATTACCTGCGCGAGGGGATCATCCTCCCGCCCCACGCCGGCCGAATTTTACTGGCGGCTGAGTCGCCGAAAGTTCCAGCCGAGGCAGACGATCCGGCATTGATCGAAGCATGGCATGGCCTGCGGGAAGTCGACCTTCCGATGTGGCTGACGGTCGGACTGGCCCGATTCGCTGGCCTGCGGCAGTCGGAGATTCTGGCGTTCCGGGGAAAATGGATCGTCAGAAAAGGTGATGCCACCTACGTCCGGTTGCAAGATCGGCCTGAGGATGGATTTCAGACCAAGACCGGGATTCCGTATTCGGCCTTGGTGATGGAGCCGGGACTGGCTGAATATCTGCGGGAGATGGACGCGGAGGCCGGAGCGGTGGCCCTAGTCAACACCATCAAGTGGATCGGGCGGAAGCCTCAAGCCTGGTTGAAGCCGTTCACTGGCGCGGCCCTCTCGCCCCTGCACAGGCTCAGGGGCCTTTACGCCGACCACGTCAAACGCGAGACCGAGCAGGCCATCCTCGCCCGTCAGGCAGGGATCAAAGCCGCATCCGAGGCGCTGGGCCATACGACGATCGGCACCACCGTGGATCACTATTTGGATGCGGATTCCTGAGCCAGCAAATCAAGAGCCGCACTGGGATTCACCCCCAGCCACTCACGGGTGGCTGGGAGGATGCGGAGGGTGAGGCGGACTTTTTGGTCTCCCTTGGGTCGGCCTCCGGTCCCTTTTTGGGGGCCGGGTTTTTTCTTTTGTGAGGTCATGGGGTTGGGGTTTTAGTCTTCGATCTCAATGCAGTGGATGTGATCGGCGTCCCAAGGGTATTGGTCCGCCTCTTCTGCACTGGCTTCTTGGGCGGTAAACAGGTAAAAAACGGTGGCTTCCTTTCCGTCGATGACTCCACGCTCTGACCATTCCTGAGGGTCAAAAGCTGAGTCGGCCCCCTGAATAAGTCTGCCAGTAGCGGATGCTCCGGCGGGGGACGGGTTGAATTTTTGAAAAGCGGTTTTGATGTCTGAGGCAGAGGTGATTTTCATGGTGTGGGCTGGGTTGGGTTGGTGCCGGTTGTTTCCGACGCCCCACCTTAACGCAGGACTTCCGTACGTCAATAAGTCTTTTCTCTTTTTGGAAGATTATTTTTTAGGGAGGTTCCTTTTCTGTCTCTACAGAAATCCAAGAAGGCCTTGGATTCTCAAAGCTGTCTGTGCATACGCGAAACTTCCAGCAGCGGTGTTACCCGTTGAACCTGTGGGGATTAGACCCGCCCTACCCCTCCTTACGCTAGGGCATGACGGTGCATTTATTGCAAACCGATTACCTTATGGCAGCGACGTAGTCTTCAGCGGACCATCCAGATACCCCGGACGAAACGCGCGGGAGTATAGCGTAGGCGTCCCGGTGTAGATCACCGGCTCAGTGTATTCAGTGCCACCCGCTGAGGTCTTAGGGTCAGCCGTCAGGCTATACCTGATCCCTGCACCAAGCGTCGTGCAGCTAATCGTGAACGTCTTAGGTGGCCCGGTGAACAAGGTAACCGTGGTGTTGCCCGTCTGCGGCGGATCAATACTCAGCGCCAGCGGGTCATTGATCGGCCTCTCCTGCGCCACATCCCACGCCCAGATGTCAGCATTCGCCTCCATCAGGGTCAAGGTAATCCCCGGAGCGCCATCATTCCCCGCGCTCCACCTCCACTCCATCACCTTGTAAACCTCCCCATCAAAGTATCGCGGCAGAGTCAGCATAACATTACTCCCCACCTTCACTGGCATGGCCTTGAGGTTGCACGCCAGCTGCACCGTCTTCCCTCTCCTCACCTGCCTCAGCTGGATGTTCGCCAGCCGCTGCGCCTGCGATCCACTATCCACCAAAGCAAACCCAACATCACTGATCACCTCCTGCCCATCCATCGCCACCGCCGCTGCATCCGTGATCGAGGGAAAATCAAACTGCTGCCATGCGTTAGCCTCGCTCTGGAACGTCCCCTTGATGATATTCGCCCGCGCCGTCCTCGGCTGCAGAGATGAAAACACAATCCCACCCGCCAGCATATCCTCATCGATCGTGAAAGTCGGCACCTGATACTCCCCCGCATTGATCACAAAGCTCCCGCCCTGCTGTATCATGTCCCCCGCCATCGCCTGCACGAATCGCCTCGCGTTATCCTCCACCGTCTCGCTGGAATCAATCACCCCTTGGCAAGTGTATCGCGGCTCAGTCCCCGCGATCGTCGTCGTCGCCACCACCTCATCACACACATCCGCCGCATGGGCCAGCGCGTCAGCATCGAGGTCGCTGTAAGCGATCCCCGGCCCCGTCAGCGGCGTCGTCAGATAGTCCGCCAGGCACAACGCCGGGTTCCTGCTATACCCACTCGTCCCCGTCCTCGGGTCATAAATATCCGCCTTCCCCTTCACCACCGCGGTTATCTCCGGTATCCCCGTGAAGACCTGCAGATTGATCGTCAGCTTAACATAAAGATACGCGATCCCCGTCAGCTTGTGGTCCGCCGTCCAGATCGCCGATGCCCCCTCCAAAGTAGGATCAACCACCTGCCCCGCCGTCCCCAGATACTTCTTCACCACCGCCGCCCCCGCATACTTCCCCGTCACATTCCCCGATATATCAAACGCCACCTCCTCCCCATCAAAATACACCTTCTCGATCGAATCAATCGGCCCCTCACACAGCACCTGCACCAGATGCAGCACCTCATTACTCGTCCCCGTCGTCTCCGCATAGGCAGAGATCGTCCCCAGCAAAGCCCTGCCATAGACCGTCCTCCGGCTCACCGCGCTATTGGTTATCGTGTCCGTGATCCCCCGTTCCGCCCCCGTCCATTTCGGATCACTCGCCCGGTAGACCCTGCCAAAATAAATGCGCGACTGCGCCAGCTGCGAAGCCCTCAGTCGCTGCGCCGCCGTCCCTGTCGAAAGTGTGGTGTTCATAATTGTTAAGCCTGCCCCCATCTGATCTGGATATTCTGCAGCGCCGCCACAAACTCCAGCCCCTTGTCCCCCACCGCCGGATAGAGCGTCTGCTGGTCCTCGTGAGTATAGCGGAAAGCCCGCGCCTTCAGTTGATCAGACAGCGACGACTCGATCCTGATCGTCACCGCCACCTGCTGCCCATCATCATTCACCGTATCCTGATCCATCAGCCCCCGGAAAAGGCTCACCGGATCACCGATCACCGCCATGTCAGCATCAAAAACCACCAGCGCCACCTCCGCCGTGCGATTCTGGTAGTTCCCCAGGGTCGCACTCGTAAACAACGCAGAAGGAATCCCCGAAAGCCGCACCGCGATCCCCTGCTGCGCACTATCAGTCGTCTCCGTAATGTCTTCCACCGCCAGCAGCGCCCCCGCCCCCTCCCAGCTATACCCCGCCGCATACAGCGGCCCCTCCCCGCTCCAAATCCGCACCGTCAGGTCCGGGAAATCAGCATAAACCAGCAGCGCCGGCCGGATCAGATTCTCGGCAAACGCCGCTTTAGTGTCTGGGTGAAGGGATCGTTCGCTCATGGCAGAATAACTTCAGTCGCAGAAAATTGAAAGCCCTCCTGCAATCGGCTAGCGTTCCAAGTAAAAGCCGGAACAGAGCTGGCCCGGAATACCCCCTTCGGATTCAGCCACACCACCTCCATCCCATCCGTCAGTCCCCGCGCCTGCGGCCAAAACCGGATCAGCGCCTTCCCGTCAGCATCACTATTCGCCACCTCCGTCACCATCCGCATCCGCCCCGCTATCTCAATATGCTGCCCCTTCGTTAGCACATTGGCCATGTTCGGCGTCCACCCTCTCGTCGGCACCGCCACCCCTCCGGCGAAGTTCCCATCCACCTCCGGCGCCCCATACCCCACCCCTGCCACCTGTAGGAAAGCCGCATCCCCCACATAAAACGTCCCACCCATCCCATTGATCTCCGCGAAGAAAGCCTGCCACTCCCGCGCCGCCTCCACGCCCATCGTCGGCAGAGACATCACCACACTCCAGCGCTGTCCGGGCCAAGCATACACCTGCTCCGTCAGGGAAAACGGCGACACAGAGCGAGCCACAGCACTCTCCAAAATCCATGAAATCTCACGGTTTCCGGGGCTGGCGGGTAGAGGGAGAGGAGTTTCCATTTACGAGAGTTGGTAATATTCAGTCAGGGAATCCAAAACCGCCCGCGCCTGATCAGGATTCAATCCGACCCGATAGACCTGAGTCCTGGCGATCGTGCAGGCCAGCCATTTCGTCGCCGCATCCTTCGACCCCAAGATCGCCGTATTCCCTGACGTAGCCGTAGGGGTGAATGATCCCACTTGGCCTCCTCCGGTGGCGTCAGTAGTCAGCACATAAGCCCCCGCGCCCCCCGGCCGGATCACCGCCACAAAAGCCACCGGAGCCGCACTATAGCTCGTCGAGATTCGCAGACCCTCCCCAGTCAGGGCACCGTAGGGCTGCAGCCGCACCCCATCCGTATCAGTCACGATCTGGATGCCCAGGGCGGAGCTGGAAAACAACACATTCTGCGCCGTCGATGCCGTCGCTGTAAAGACCATCGCCACCGTCATCCCCTGCGCCACCACCGGGGCCTCCATGGCCATCGAGTGCGAGCTGTTCGTCCCATTGTAGGTCACGCCCTTAAAAACGCTCCCCGCCATCGCCGCATACCCCGGCGTGCCGATCGTCCCCAGCATCGTCCGCCCCGTCCGGTCAGCCACAAAATTCGTTCCGTTATGCAGCGGGGCCTCTGCCTGCCAGTCGTAGATCGACGGCGGCAAGGCAGGCTGCCGGAATCGGCTCACGTGAACGCTCGTCCCATCGTATAGCAAATGAAACCTGTCGTAAGTTTCCCCCGTCGCCGGATGCCATGACTTCTTGGCAAACCCCGCAGCCCCTGTTCCGTTAGTGATCGTGAATGGAGGAAAGGCAAAGATCGCATCCCAGTGCGCCACGTAGCCCTGCTGTAGTAAAAGAGTATGGGATGCACCCACCGCCAGCCCTGGGGGCGGCAGATAGATCGCAGTGTTTGCCCCCACCGTCACGGTTGATACCCGCGCCTCATTACCCAGGATCGTTCCTGCCGATGAAGGAGATGGCGCACCCGTCAGAGCTTGAGTCCCCCCGGCCGGCCCCGTATTGTGCGCCGTCCTCGTGAGCAGCTTCGTCGCGTTGGACATCCCCGCATCTCTAAAGGCCCCCTTGAAGTCATACAGCGCGTCAGCCTCACCCTTTGTGTAGGCTGTCGGCGGTGCGGGAGACGCTGGCGTGCTTGTCGTCAGGTTTGCCACCGTCACCCCCTCGATCAGCCCGTTGGCAAACATCGCATCCCCTAGCCCGCCCTCGTTAGACCACACCTCCATCGTGAAAAAACCAGCAGGCAGCGTCCCGGTGTTTGCCCCCGTGATGCTCAGTCTTGCCAGCGCCGCTGTCCCATTTCGCCACTGCGCTGCCGTCATCGCCGGATTCAGGTCCGTATTCGCCACGATGGTTTGCAGCACCAGCACCGCCGCAGAGTTGTAAAACTTCAGCGTCAGCGTCGTCACCTCAGATTTCAGCAGCATCCGCCCCGCCGAAAACAGCGCCATCTCGATGATCAAATCCTCCCCCCGGTGGATAAACGCCCCCTGCCCCGTCCTCAGGTCCGTCAGGTATCCCCCACGCCGCGTCCGTTGCTCTGCTTCTATTCTGATTGTTCTGGCCATATATTTTAGTGTGTTATTTGTTAAGCTTGCAGGGCATTACGGAAGCCCCCACCATTGGAAACTGCATTCAGCACCGCCCCCAGCGTCGCATCCTTCAGCTCATCCATACTTCCTGCCAGTTCCGCCCTCGTCACCCCACTGGAAAAGCTCTGGTTGATCGTCACCGCCCCCAGCGTCCCGCCCGCCGCCGCCGTATTCATCCGGGGCGATCTCATGGCCCCGCCCCCAAAGAAAGAAGGAGCCTGCCCACTCATCCCCGGCGTAGTGAACGATCCATCAAACGATCCAATCTTCATCCCCCCGCCGATCCCAGCTTGTCTAGCCGCACTCTTCGCCGCACTGTCGGCCCGGTTGGCAGATACCCTTGCCGCCTCTCGCGCTTGGCTAGCCTCGCGGGATGCCGCACTCTTGGCCATCGCCGCCTCAGCTGGGGATAGCTCCACCTTGTTCGTCCTCATGCTGTCCAGTGTCGCCTGCCCATCCGCCTCCCCAATCTCTTTTTTAGAGCCCAGGCTTTGCAGTAGCTGGTTTGCTTTTGTCCACCAGTCCGAAGCGCTGGTGTATTGGATGTTGCTCATCAGATTGCCCACTGCAAGAAAATTTGTCACCATCATCTCCACCCAGTTTATAGTAAGGGTTTTGAGTGAATCTGTAGTGCCGGTGTATTCTTTCACCACCTCCTCCAGGGAAGCCTTCACCCTGCCTGGGATTCCCTGCCATATCGCATCAAACGATTGGCTGAAGTCATTGGTTGCCACCTTATTTGCCGCCATCTGCACCTCGTAGGCCCGCGTCATTTCCTCCGTAGTATCGCCAAAGTTATTGGCGATTTTCTTATCATTTTCCATCTTCTCATTGGCCGCATTCCGCTCCGCGATAGCTGCCCGCTCCGCCGCCGCCGTCCGCTCCTCGTAGGTGCGCCTGATCACATTGCCCGCCGTCTCCGTCGTGATCAGTATCTTCGTCAGCTCATCATTAGCCGCCTTCGTCGCATTCTGATACATCGTGATCGGATTTGCCGACCAAATATCAGCATCAGCGATAGCCCCCATCACCCGGAATGTATTACTGATCGTCTCAAAAACGTCTGCCGTAAAAGCCGCCACCTCCACCAAGGAACTAGCCCACCCCTCAAACACCTTCGCCACCCCACCGGACTGCTCCGCTATTTTGATGATGCTCTCCGTGATCCCCAGCAAGGCCGGAGCCACCCCCACCGCGATCTGGTCCTTGATGAATCCCCACCCCTCCTTCAGCGTCTCTATATCCCCCTGCGCCATCGTCGCCATCGCCCGCTGGGCATCCGTCAGGTGCCCGCCAAAAAGTTCCGCCGTCCGGGCTATCTCGGCCATCCCCTCCTTCCCGCCATTGATCACATTCAGGATGTCTACCCCACCCTTGCCGAAGATAGACTTCGTCAGGTCGATCTTATCCCCCGTATTCTTGATCTCAGACAGCTTCTGGGAGATTTCCGCGAATTGCTTCTCCGGGGCCAGCTGCCGTAAGTAATCAGCACTCAGTCCCAGCTTCTGCAGCGCCTCGTTGGCACTCCCGCTGGCCAGATTCCCCTGCATCTTAGCCAGCGCAGACACCATCCCCTCAAAGCTCGCCCCCGTCGTCACCGCCGCCATCTTCAGGTCTTGCAGCGCATTGTAGCTGATCCCGATCTTCGTCGCCGCCTCATCCAGTGCATCAATCCGGTCCAGCCCTTCAAAGGCCATGCCCACCACCTTCTTCACCCCCGCCATCGCGGCCCCCAGTCCCGCCACCACACTCACGCCGATAGCCGTCCCCAGCGCGATCGCTCCAATGCTGCTGGACTTCTCCGCCCCCTTCATCCCACGATTAATGTCAGACGACAGCTTGTCCGCCGTCGCACGGATCGCAATATTCAGGTCAGCAATAGAGTCTTTAGCCATAGTGTTATCGTCGTTTAGCTTTCAGTCTGGCCTGCTTGGCGGCTGATTTGTCGATCGCGGCACCCAGCAGCTTGCCGTATTGCGCGTGCGTGGCCACCTTCGTCTGCTCATAGCCGGGGCGGATAAATGGACGCGGCGGATTGCCGCCTGACGCCTTTTCACCCTTCCGGCCATAGCTCCCGCGTGAGGCAGTGCCAAACTCCACCAAATGCGCGTAGTTCGCTGGCCTGACAGGAGTGATATTCCCGTTGCCAAAGCGGTCGATCCACATCTCCACCCGGCGGGATGAGCCAATGTAGACCGTCACCATCTTTTTCTTTTTATTCGTGTGCAGCTTCTGCTTGATGCTCTTTTTCAGCATTCCTGTCGTCCCCACCGGGGCCAGCCGCTTCACCCGTGCCGTCATGGGTCGCGCCGCCTTCGTCAGGGATTCACGCATCCCTCCGCGCTCTATCTTATCCGCCAGCTCCTGCATGGATTTTACGGCAGCGGTAAAGCCAGAGACCTTGGTGTGGAATTTCATGAGTTGATCTGTGCCAGCACCCCCATCGCCATCGTCACCTTTTGGGCCACTACTTCAGCGGGGATTTCGGGTTTTGCGGTTTGGATTTGCGGCAGGAAGTCGTCAGGGGTGAATGGCTCAGGATGCGCTTTAGGATCGCGGTGGCAGTTGTAAAGGCAGGCGCACACCATCGCCGCGTTATAGCTGGCAGCTCTCGCCTTATCCCGCCATTCGCCGATCGCCTCCCCCACGATCCCATCCACCTCCGCCGGGGTAAGCCCCCAAAAAAGATCGCCAGAGAGGGACGCGACCCTTTGAGCACGGGCCACACTCCCGGCCCAGTAGGCCGCAGACTGTCCCTCTCTGGCAGATTGGTTATCATTCGCTTTTGCCCGTCTCAGCGGCCTTCGCGGTCGCCTCCCGGATAGAGGCTGGCACCAGGTCCCGGCGGATCGCCTCCGTCAGCAGCTCTATGTGCTCCCCCGGGGTCAGATCATCGCACGCCTCCGCCACCTTCGCAGCGTCCGCGTCCGGCATCCCGCCCATCGTGATCTTCTTCCGGCTCTCAGAGTCCGTGATCGCATCGCCTGACAGCTTCATCAGGTCTATCCCGTGGCATTCAAAAAGCTGCCGCACAGCGCGGGTCGTAAAGCGTGGTTTCAGTTCCATGTGTGTGGATTTGGTTGTGTGGTTTTAGGAAATCAGGTTCAGACAAACTTCGTGTAAACAGGCTTGCCGGTCACCTTCAGCGTCATCGAGGCCCCCACCTTATCCTTCACTGGGAAGGAAAGGCCCACCTTCGTAAAGATGCCAGCAAAGGCCAGGTAGCCACCCGCCGCCGTGCTTACCCATCCGGGGAACTTAACATAGAAGTTATGCCTCACCCGGCCGGACACTGCGTTATACAGCGTTTCATGTGCGGCGGAATTAGGGTCAAAGATCAGATCGAAACTCACCTCCCCGCCGTCTGCCATCCCGGCCAGAAACTCGTTGAAGTTATTGGCACTGTCATGAGTCGTCACATCGATCGTCTCGACGGAAATTTCAGGGCCGGAGAAATCCCCCACCGATGCGATGTCGAGGTATGATCCGGTCTGTGCGTATTGGACGGCGAGCTTGGAGCCGTATGCTGCTGTTTTAGCCATTGTGTTGTATTAGGTTAGGTTGGAGGTGATGCTGTGAAAAATGGTTTGCCGCTGACCTTGATGGCCACCGATGCCTTCAGGGCGTCCTTCACCGGAAAGGCCAGTCCACACTTCGTCAGGGTGCCCAGGAAGTCCCAGTGCCCCTGCGTGCGCGGCCCCGGCCCCATCAGAGAAATAGAAGTCAGATGCGCCTCACGGTAGCCACTCCCCGCCGGAATGACGAAATCCAGCTCCCCCGTAGGGTATGCCGCCACAAAGGTAATCGTCTGCGTGCCGCCTTCCGCCGGGTTCAGTTGCCCCACCGTCTCGGAGTTGTATTTCACCAGCAGCACACTGCCCACGCCAGGGCTTACGAAAACCACCGTCAGCTTGTAGGTCTCGCCGATCGTCAGAGTGTTTGGGCTGGTCCGCAGGTAGTCCGTCCCGGTAGGGTTCGTGTATTCGTATTCCGCCACCCCTGACACGATATACCAGTTCGGCGTCGCCGTCCACGTCGTCCCACCCGTCAGGCTCGGATTCGTCAGCCGCTCCTGGTCAGGCTGCGGCAGGATCAGGGAAAAGCTTAGATTATACCGCGCATCCACCAGCTCCAGCATCCGCCGATGGCCCACCCTGTTGGGATCGAACATCAGGTCGAAAGTCACCTCGCCGCTATCCGCACTGCCGGCCACAAATTCCGCGAACTGATCCGCACTATCATGCGTCGTCACATCCACCGTTTCCACCATCACCTCCGGCCCCGTGATGTCCGCCACGTAGTGGATGCGTTCTTGCTCCCCACTATCGGGGTCCATATAGGTGAGCCATGTTCCAAAAGCAGAAATTTTAGCCATAAAGGTAAGTTCAAAAAGTTATGCGTCCCGCCACATCAGGCGGTAATCCACTGACAGCCGGTGCGCCTCCGTCACCCCATCCCCTGTCTGGTAGTCCATCGCCTGGGCAAATCCCCCAGACTCGCGGAAGGCCGCTTGGATGTCAGCCACCCCCACCGCAGGCTTCGCCCCATTCAGCGCCTCGCTGATCGCATCCGCCACCGCCCGGCACCCAGACAAAGTGCGCCCCTCCACATCAAATTGCACGATGCTATCCTCTATCCCCGGATCGCTCGTCGTCGCGCTATCATGCGTATGCTCCGGCGTGCTGGTAATCTCATGCCAGATCACCCTCGGCAGAGCACTTCCCTGCGCCGCCCTGCCACTATACAGTCGGCAGGCTGTCCCCACCCCGATCAATGCCGTCAGCGCACCATGGGCCTTCAGCGCCACCATCAGTGACGTTGCCATTTTTACGCTGTGATTGACGGCAGGCATGACGTTATTTTGTAGGCTGTACTAGCTCTAATGCCGCAGCCTCCTTAACCGCCTGATAAGCAATCAGATCCGGCAAGCACAAAGCCACCGCAGCAAAAGCATCCGCAGCGGAAGGAATCAAATTCACGGCCTCCCAAAACGGAAGCCTCACCTCCCGCCGATCCGAAAGAAGCCGGTCGCCAGTAGCCTGGTCAAATGGGACATACTCAACATAGATGCTGTCCTGCGCTCCCATAGACCGCGCACTGATGGCAAGGTCCATGATGTAGATTTCGTTGTAAACTTTCGACGGAACCTCAGGACGTTCTGCCGGAGTATCAAGTGGGATGGTAATAGTAGCCATATGTTATTAGGTAGTGGGTTGTGATTCAGCCTTGGCCTTCTCGGCTTCGGCTTGATCGATCTGAGTCAGGATGGCAATCGCGCCTTTGAGCTGCGTCTCTTCGGATTCCAACTGCTTCAGCCGCTCCCGCAGATCATGCTGCTCTGCAAGATTAGCGTTGCGACTGGTGACTAGGTTTTGTTTGTAGGTTGGGGTCATGTGTGGGAATTGTTATGCGACCACCATAGTCCCGGAGCGGACTGTGCCGTCTGATCCTTTGAACTTAAAGGTCAGCAGGGTGT